TAAAACTTTAAAAACTGGAAAATATTATTCTTATAACTAACTCACTACTAAATTTTCTTCTTCTATCTCACTTAATGGCAGACTAGGAATATCTCCTAATAAGTTCACATCAGCAATTCGCCTGCTTTGGCTCTGATGTTCTAATTTTAGTCTATATATTGACTTATTTCCAATCAGATTGTAATTCCCATAACCCCCCAAGATTGTATAATCTAATTTTGTAACATTGAATGGGAATGATGGGAATAATCTCTGGTACTCTTGTGGTAATGTTGAGTTGAACTTATGGAAGATCTTTTGCATGACTTTATATGGCCTATTTAAATTTGACCTTGCATAACCCAAGTAATTAAAGATTGCTATTATATCACCACTCAGACCAGGGAAACTAGAGTCAAACTCATTAATTTCAAATTTCCTTGGATCTAATGGAGAATGATCAACACCGTGGAGCACTCCAATCTCGTCAATTACTTTATATCCTTTCGGCCCATCAAATAATTTAACTCTTATTCTTCCTGATCTAGGCTGATAGAAAACATATGTTTGACCTGCAATTTTACCAATGCCAATAGATATGTGTTTAACTTGGTCCCTTTTAGCTCTTAATAATGTATTTGTACTCCACAAGGAGGGTTGGAAATCAACAATGACATTATTCTCGTATGTTATATTCCCAATTGGGTCGTTTGGTAGAACAGATACATTTTTATATTCACACATAAAATTGAATACATAAGGTTGTTTGAATATTCTGTGACCTGAGAATTTTACTAGTGGCAATCCACCTGGAGATTTAAAACCAACTCCCATTTTATTAGATAGTACTTGCATTCTATTTTCAAATTCCTCAAAAACTTCATCAGGAACATCAATCATTTCATGCTCATATCGCGATAAGTAATCAATTCCTAAGAATCTCCTGGCTCTGATCCTCTTTATTTCTGGCATAATTATTGTCGTTGTACTTCCCATATTCGTAGGATATGTATCTGACCTTCTCAACCTTCTAAAATTTATTGTTATTTCACCGGGACGTAGCAATTCATAAATTTTGTCATATTCTGTAATGTCCCCACCATAATTTAAAGAATTGATAATGTCTTTCATGAACATGTTTTTAATATTCAACCTATCCTTAATTGAAAGAGGAGCTGCCCATCTCTGGTTTATACTAGTTGTACTCTGTGATTCTATTTTCATTCTCAGTGCCATCTTGTTTGCTAATCTGGATAGGTGTTCACAATCTTTTATCCGTTGTATCTTATTATTACTCTTCTTTGCATATTTAACAGCTGCTGGACCCATTAATGATATTAATCCATATTGTATCTTTTCCTTATCATCACTATCATGTAATTCATATAAGAACTTGAATAGTTTTTTGTTCCTAGGGAAAAACCCAGAGATTAACTCTTCAATTGTACTAGGCAAAAATCCCACTTGTTCTAACAGATCAATATCTTCTTCTGAAAAGAACCATTTTTGTCTCAGCTCATCTTTACCACCATAATATGCCGAAAAGGATAATGTTGGTGAGTTTCCCCAGAAAATTGTGCTTCTAGAATCTGAAACAACTTGCATCATGTCCAGAATGATAGATGATGACTTTAATGGCTGATTTAATAATACTGAGAAAATTGGACCCTGTGAAATCATGCCAGTCTGAGTAATACACGTATTGTTGATTTCAATTGAATTCTCTACACAAGAAAATTTCTTTTCATTATTTAACATCATTACCTTATTACAATCTTTTAATGGTTCTACTAGGGCTAGGTTAATCAAGAAATTAGAATTATATCCCTGTTTGATGGTTATTCCCTTTCCCACATCATCAGAAGTAACCGCAGCATATACATCATCAATGCCATCATATAAAAGTGAAGCCGTCCGCAAATCCGCAGCAGTTTTCATTGTATTAATAACAGATGCCCCAATTACATCTATACCTTGTAAAAAATGTGCATATGTCTCAACAGTCTTAACCCTTTTAAATGATTTTGATTGTTCTTTTAGTATACTACCTAGTGTTCCGATACCTTTTAAATCTTCTTTTGCTATCTCATCATCTTCATCATAGTCAAATGGGAATATAAGTGTCCTTTTTGTGTTCATCCTCTGGATAGCTGATGATGTTACAATAGAAGTACTCCCTGATATCCTTCCAACAACCAAATATGCCAAAGACATTTCTTCAGGATAATTATACCCAGAGTGGAAACTCCTATCTTCACTTGTTAGACCCTTTGCATTTTTACTTCTCAATATTCTCCCAAATCCCTCAACAAATGATAAGTGTTTTGTTTTATCCTTCATGTGGTCCATTTCCACTGTTTTGCTCGCAACACTTATTAGAGATTCTCGCGCCAATTGGAAAGGTCTCATCATTATATGCATTTGTTCTATATCACGATCTCCTGATTTTTGGTCTTTTGGATGGACACTAAAAATATTTGGTATTTTCTCTGATAATGATGATAATTTGAGTACTAATTCATGTGCGCCATCGCATTTTGGTAATTTATGTAATTCTTTAAATACTTTTGAATTTCCTGCTATACCCCCATTTAATGATAGATTGTTAGATCCTGATACGATATTTTGCAAATTAAAATCAGTGGTTTCCTGTGTCAACCCGGTAGGTATTAAATCCTCTTCATTTATTTTCACAAGAGCCATAAAATAAATTAGATTAAAGTGGGGGAATTCTGGTGACTTTGACATAAACTCTTTATAATCAAGGAAATTCGTACCAACACTCATTGTTTTATTGATAAAATTGATCTGTTCATCCAAGAATCTTATGCGTTCTTCCCTTCTATCCTGATCATACCTTACAGCTAATAACACTTTTGTCATACACCTTGTAGAATGTTTTGATTGTCGAATGTGCCAATTCATGCCTAGTGGTAAATCTTTTTCTAGTGACAACAAGGATAATGGTAATGAAAATATTGGGGTCTTATAATAATCTTTATCATGTTTAATATAGCGCTCAACTGCCCTTAAATAAAAATAATCACTAAATGATAACCTAGTATGAGGTGTACACTGTGAATCAATCAAGTTCTGGATATTCCCGCTTTTGTTGACATGACAAGTGGTAATATACCTAGAGTTCCCAGATATCCTTGTAGTTTCCCAGCTGGACCACCTCCATGTCATAAAAATTTCTAGTAATTTTGGTAAAGTCGCCGAAAATATTCCAACTTTCAACATTGGTTGGACTGATAATATCACATTTGTCATTCTTGAGGGGAGTGAACTTGAAAATCTAAGATAACTTAAACTTATCCTAAAAACGCCCGATCTATAGACTTTACCATCAAATTGGTATCTCCCCACAATTTCCTCTGGGTAGCATGGTTTTTCAAAAGAATAGAAACTAGCATAGTAACACAATTTCGAAGTAAGCAAATCCCAAGTTATGCCAACGTGAGAAACTTCAGAATAAAAACAGCCCCTCCTACCTACGATCTTAGACAGTAACTCACTTTCAATTTCGGAGGCTTGGAAAACTGCATATTTTGATAATGATCGTCGTACCATCTCTTCATAACTAGTATATTCTCTATCAAAATGTCGAATCATGTTCACCACCTCCAGCTTTGCATATGTAAACGGATCTTTGTCTAATGGTAATGTCCTAAATGTGCTACCTCCTTCTGCATATTCTCGTAATGCCACCTTATGTGCCCTTCTCTCTCGTAATTCAGTTGGCAATAAATCTCTATCAGAATACATTAAGACTTTGTAAGGACAGGGAGCAAATAAATCCCCATTGTGATCTTTAAATAACTTTGGATTACTAAAGATTAAGTTAATATTCTCATCATTGTTAGCTTCTATCATTGTCTTCTTGAATTCATTCCTGCCAATTTTCTCCTTATACCACTGTAGATGGAAACTTTTAAATGCCAATATTTGTTCATCAGTCAGTTCCCTAGTTAAATTGTGTAGTTCAGTAATTTTATTAGTGTAGGGACTGGGCCCATTATCAATTGATGATCCAATAAAGAAATCAGTTTTAAAATGATCCTCATTTTGAGATGCCCTCAATATCATGTCATATAAGCCTGCTCTGGGGAAAAATAGGGAAGCCAAAAGGTACTTATTTATTACCCAGGATGCTTTTGTACTTCTGTTTTCATAATTGTTCCCAGTTACTTCTATTAAAATTTCATCTACTAAAACATCACCACCTCCAATTGGTTCTATTATTGATTTGTTCCCAAGCATCAAACAAACCATAAGGTGCAAAGAGGAACTATATCCCAAGCCAGATCCTCTTCCTTTAACTTCTTCATTATATAAAGATGCTCGCTTAATGGGATCATGGATATTCAAAGGAAGATTAGAAACATAGACTTCTTTCAACACTTTACCGACCACATAACCTTTACCAGATTTGAAAGAATTACTCCTTACTATTAAAACATCCTTCTTTGAATGTATTACTGGTATGGCATCAGGATCATAATCATATAAAGCAATTTCCCGGTACGTCTTTTTTCCTGGAGGTGCATCAATTATCGGGAAATCTTTTTCTCTAATTATTCCAATAGAATTCTGTTTCTCACCTGGGACATCAAACTTTATTGCTGCTTCTAAATCAATATGTTCCAAGGTTATCATTTCAGAATCTAATTCCTCTGTTTCATCAACCTCAAAAGCATTAAAAACTTGCTCAAAAAGTTCTTCATCATCTAAATCAAATTCAAAACCGTCTTCATTTTCAATGTCCTCATCATCTTTGGTCAATAATATTGTTGGATCAAATTCAGACATTTTAAAAATATTCAGATCTTT